GGACTGGACGAGCTGACGTACACGTCGGAAGAGGCCTGGTTGCGCCTGGAAGGGCGGCTGCGGGATCCAAAGGCGGCGAGGCTGTGCGGGTTCGCGGTATGGACTCCGAAGGGTTATGACTGGGTTTACGAGCGGTTCGTAGCGGAGAGGGTGGACGGCTACGAGGTGGTGACTGCGAAGGCGTTCGAGAACCGGTATTTGCTGGAGCGCGTGCCGGATTACTACGAGCGCCTCAAGAGCAGTTACGATCCGCGGTTCTACCAGCAGGAAGTGCTCGGCGAGTACCTGTATTTGCACGCGGGCCGGGTGTATTACGGCTTCGAGCGGGAAAAGAACGTGGCCGAGGTGAAGGTGGACCGGAACCGAGCGCTGCTTTGGGCGCTGGACTTCAACGTGGATCCAATGTGCTCGGTGGTTGCGCAGGTGGAGGGCGGCGGGGTGCTGGTGCTGGACGAGATCGTACTGAGCCGGGCGACGACGCAGCAAGCGTGCGAGGAGTTTCAGAACCGTTTTCCGGAGCATGGGGCGGGATTGAAGGTGTACGCGGACGCGTCGGGAGCGCACATGCAGACGACGGGCGTATCGGATCTGGGCGTTCTGAGGAAGTTTTTTCGGAGCGGCGAGTACGCGGTGGTGGAGTTCCGAATCCCCAGGTCGAATCCGGCGGTGCGGGACCGGGTGATGGTGGTCAATGCGGCGTTGCAGCCGGCAGAAGGGAATACACGGCTGGTGATCGACTCGCGCTGCAAGGAGTTGATCAAGGATCTGGAGCAGGTGGCTTACAAGGAGAACACCCAGGTGATCGACAAAGACAGGGATCCGAAGAGGACGCACTTGTCGGACGCGCTGGGGTACCTGGTGTGGCAGGAACTGCGGGTGGGGGAGAAGGTGGGTGAGAGAGGGGTGAGGTTGATCTGATGGCGTTCGATATCGACCAAGAGCATCCGGAGTACATCGCGCGGAAGGCTGCGTGGAGAAAGTACCGCGATCTGTACGCGGGCGGGGAGCGGTTCAAGGCGAATGCGTCGGAATACCTGGTCCGGCGGCAGAGGGAGCCCGGTGAGGTTTACTCGGAGCGGCTGAGCAGGGTGTTCTACGAAAACTACGTGGGATCGATCGTGGACTGGTATGCAGCGACGCTGTTCCGGCGGGAGCCGGTGATCACTTTCGACGGCGACCATCCTGCGGCGAAGACTTTTTTTGAGGCGCTGGTGGAGGATTCGGACCGGAGAGGGACGGCGCTGGCGGATTTTTTCCGGCGGCAGTTCACGGAGAGCCTGGTGACGGGGACAAGCTACGTCCTGGTGGATTTTCCGCGGGCGATGACGCCAGCGGGGACGCGCGGGGAAGAAGACGCGAGTGGAGCATCGCGGGCGTACCTGGTGGACTACGCGGCGGACGACATCATCAACTGGAGCCTGGACGAGTACGGAAACTTCGAGTGGGTGGTGATCCGCACCAAACAGATCAAGAAGGATCGAGTAGAGGATCCGCAATGGCGGACGGAAACCACCTGGGCGTATTACGACAAGCGAACCTATCGGATCTATATGGAGCGCAACGGCGAGGCCGCGCTGGTGGATGAAGGAACGCACGGGTTAGCAAAACTCGGGCAGACGCCGTTGTTCGCGCTGCGGATTCCGGAAGGGCTGTGGATGCTGAACCGGGCGGGCTCCCTGCAAGTGGAGCACTTCAATAAATCGAATGCGCTGAGCTGGGCGCTGACCATGGGCCTGTTCGCGATGCCGGTGGTGTATTCGGAGCGCGAGTGGAGCCAGATGGTAGGCGAGAGCTACTACATCCAACTGGGGCCGCAGGACAGGTTCGGATGGACGGAGCCGGAAGGCAAGGTCTACCAGATCGCGGCGGACAACCTGATCCGGTTGCAGGAAGAGATTTACCGAGTGTGCTATCTGAACCAAGCCGGCGCGGCACAGGACGTGACGGGCCAGCAGAGCGGGCTCAGCAAGCAGCGGGATTTTTCGATCACGCAAGAGGTGCTGCGGGCTTACGGGGACGCGGTCAAGGAGCAAATCCGGCGAGTGCTGCGGGCGACGGCGGCAGCGCGCGAAGACGGGCTGGACGTGAGCGTGACGGGAATGGACGAGTTCGACATCGAGGATTTCGGGACGGAACTGGGGGATGCGACGCAGCTGCTGTCGCTAGGAGTCACGTCGCCGACGTTGAAGAAGGAAGTTTTCAAGAAGCTGGCGCTGAAGTATTTGTGCGATTCGCGGCAAGACGTGAAGGACCGGATCGTGGAGGAGATTGAGGGCGCGTAGGAGAGGGACGAAGCATGGCAGAGGAGATGGACATTCGGGCGGTGCTGGAAGAGCTAGCCGAGGAACGCCGGCGGAGGGAGAGCCTGGAGAAGCGGGTGGAGGAAGCCGAGCGGGGATCGGCGATCCGGGCGGAGTTGCAAAGGCTGGGTGTGGCGAAGCTCGATCTGGCTTACAAGGCAGTGAAAGACGAGGTTCCGCGCGAGGGCGGGGAAATGAAGGAATTCCTGGTGAAATTCGTAAAAGAGAATCCGGAACTGTTGCCCGCGCGCATGGCGGGAGGGTCCGGGGCTAGCGGCGGGACACGCGGGGGCGGGAGCGGCGCGGGGACGGGTGCAGTGGACATCGACAAGATCCGGCCGGGCATGAGCGCGGAAGATCTGGACAGGGTGAGACAGGAAATCGCGCGGGTGGCGTCGCAAACGCTACGCGGGCTTTGATGAGCAGGAGACAGAAGTCAGAATTCAGGAGTCAGAAGAATGGGTGCAATTACATCGAGTAATGTAGCGAACGCGATTGTGAAGCTGGTGGCGGCGGATGCGCTACCCGCGCTGATGGGGAACCTTGTCATGGGCAACCTGGTCAATCGCGACTATGAACCGGCGATGGCGCAAGCAGGAGACACGATCAACGTGCCGATCCCGCCGGCGCTGACGGCACACAATCTGACGGAAGGCAGCACGGTGCTGACGCAGAATCCGAACCTGGACAACGCGCAGATCGTGTTGAACACACACGCGGAGGCGACATTCCTGATTCCGGATGTGACCAAGGTTTTCGCGGTTCCGGATCTGCTGAAGGTATACATGCAGCCGGCGGTGGTGGCGCTGGCGGAGAAGATCGAGTCGGACCTGCTGGGTTTGTATCCACTACTCACGGCGAATACGGCCGTAGGAACGGGGGGAACGGCGATCACGGAAGCGGTGGTGGATTCGGCGGAAACGGCGCTGTTCGCGGCTAAGGTTCCCTCAAATGCGGCGAAGTATCTGGTGGTGGATCCGGGAACATATTCGACGCTTCGACAAATTCCGCGGTTCAGCGAGTTCAACACGGCGGGCGAGGCAGGTTTGCGCGCGCTGGTGGACGGGGCGGTCGGGAAAATGAAGGACTTCTACATTTTCCGCTCACAGTTCGTAGTGAAAACCGGCACGAGTCCGGTGACCACGCACAACGTGGCGTTCGCGCGGGACGCGGTCGGGCTGGTTGTGCGGCGACTCCCGAAGCCCCTGCCGGGGACGGGTGCGATCGCGGAGTACGCCGAGCTCGGCAATTTCGGGATGCGCGTGACCATGAGCTACCAGCCGAACACGCTGGCGCAGCAGTTTACGGTGGACGTGCTGTATGGCGCGGGGGTCCTGAGGAACAGCTTCGGAGTGCAGGTGAACAGCTAGGGATGCGGCCGGCTAAAAGCCGGCCCTACCCGCTGAAAGCAGCCTATGGATTTGCGCGCGTATTACGAGAAGATCCGCAAGATCGAAGCGCTGATTGAAGCGGTGTTCGCGGTCGTGACCAGCCGTGCTACGCCGGAGGGGGGCAGGGCCGGAGTAATGAGCGAGTTGCCCCGAGCCGTGGCGGCGCGCCTGATCGCGGACGGGAAGGCAGACCTAGCGACAGCGGAGGAGACGGCACAGTATCAAGCCCAGGCGGAGGCGAAGTGGAAAGAGGCGCAGCTGAATGTTGCTGACAGACGGTAGTCCCAATGACACGGAAGATTTGCGCGTGTATGAATCGGCAATTCTCGGGGTAGCGAATGTGGAGATGATCGACCTGGGAGTGAAGCTGGGGCTGGCGACGGAGGAGATCGCAGAGGACGTGCTGGATTTCCTTCTGGATCACAGTGGCGCGGATCCGCAAGTGTTTTCGCGATGGCAGCTTGGAACGCCGGCGACATGGCGCAGGAGGATGGGGGTCTCGGACGTAGTGGTCACGAGGCAGATGAAGCGCTGGCATGCCGTGCATACCCTCGAGATCGTGTACCGGGACGCCTTCAACAACCAGCTAAACGACCGTTATCAGGCAAAGTTTCTGGAGTACCAAGAGTTGGCGCGGAGCGCGCGAGAGCACAGCTTCCACTTCGGCATCGGCCTGGCACTGGTCCCGGTGCCGCGGGCGCAACCGCCCGTGTTCAGCGCGGTGTCGGGACTCATTCCTTCAACTACGTACTATGCGAGGGTCGCGTGGGTGGGAGCAGGCGGTCAGGAGGGAGCGCCGAGCGAGATTACCAGCTACGATGCGCCGGCTGGAAGCCTCCCGGTCGTCCAGATGACAAATCCGGTAGCGGCGGCGACGGGGTTCAACGTTTATTTGGGACTGACGCCGGATGCGCTGGCATTGCAGAACGTGACAGTGGTTCCGGTAGGACAAAATTTCACGATGGCGGGGACGGGCCTGGCGGGGGGTCAGGCGCCTGGCAATGGGCAGACCGCGGACATCTATGTCAGCGGGGGCTGGATGCTGCGGCGGGGTTGAAGGGATGGCCAAAACGGGAAGCGTCGCGACGCGCAAAATGGTGGAGTTTCTGACGGCGCCGGATACAGGGCTGGGTCCGGCGGTAGCGGAAATCGCCCAAGAGAGTGGAGTGGATCTGGCACTCATTCCGCCGGGTCACGTGGTGAACCAGAACGTGTCGTTCGAACTGATGGAACGCGCACAGATCGTGAAGTATCCCGCGGTGTATGTGTACGCGGACCGCGTTCGGAACCTGCTGACCGAGAAGTTCCGGACGTTCTCGGGAAAGGTGCGAACGGTGGCCGAGGTGCGGGTTTCACAAGACCGGATCGAGGGGGTGGAGGAGCAGCTTCGGTTGTATGTGGAAGCGGTGACGCAGGTGCTGGACGTGAATCGAGGGAGCTGGGGAGAGGGCGCGTTTTTCACGGGCGGGTACGAAGTTAGTGTCGATCCGGTGCGGCACGGCGGGAGAAATTTCTTGCAGATCGCGAAAGTCGTGTTTGAAGTGGACATGTCATTGTAAGCCGCGAATGAACGCGAATGAACGCAAATAAAAATGAGTTGCTATATATCATCGAATAACAACCGGGTATACGTGGCGCTGGAGGCGAACTACGGCCAGGCGACTGCGATCACGGGCGCGAATCGGATCCCACTCGTGAAGCTCACGGCGCGGCAGGTACTGGAGCAGACTGGACGCCGGGACAAGACCGGGAGCCGGACGTTCCAGGGACTGCCAAACCGGATCCGGAGGCGCACGAGTTTCCAACTGAACACGTTCATGACGCAATGGACGAATCAGACGTCGCCGCCGGCCCACGGCCCACTGTTCCAGGCGGCCATGGGAGCGTCGCCAGTGATTTTCACGGGCGGGACGGTGGCGGTGGTCACGGGGCAGACGCAGATTCAGTTCACGGCGGCGCACGGACTGACGCCGGGCCAGGCGATCAGCTCGGGCGGCGAGATTCGGTTCGTGACGGCAGTGCAGAACACGACCACGGTGTTCATCAATGCGACTTTTTCGAGTG